GTGTATCGCATCCAAGTCGGATCAGCAGTAGCAAAGGGCATCTTTCAGATGGAAAACGCCACCCATGACGACATCTGGGCCAACTATCTCCGTTATCATCATGATCTAGCATTGGGCATTTGTCAACTGTCGCCAACTCACCATTCTGATGATCTGATCAACAATGACCCATACGCCATTGCGATGGCTCGTGTCCAGTATTTGCGCTGTCCTGAGGCAATACCAGCACCAACAGACATCGAGGGAATCTGGAGATTGTACAAACTTCGCTACAACACGCCCATGGGTGCTGCGACGCATGATGAGTTCATGGCGAAGTACAACAAGTATGTGAAGGTACCACAGCCTGCCCTAAATACACCATCATAGAGTGGTACTGATAATGTCGATATTGACTACATTGACGAAAGATGGGCTATCTGCTGCGTTCAAGCTGATTCCAACTCCATACATACTGGGCATCATTGGCGCGGCAGCTGTTGGCTTGTTCATCTGGGGCAAAATCTGGCTACACAACAAGGTGGAAACAGAAGCCCAAGTCATAGTCAACAAGTACATCGCTCAGAAAGCCAAGGATGATGCTGAACTGGCGCAGATTGACCTGAAAGACAACACCAAGATACAGATACAGTACATACATGATACGCAGACAGTAACCAAGACGGTGGTTGTCAATCATGATGTCATCATTCATGATGTGCCAGACACCAAGACCATTCTCAGTGATGGTTGGGTCTCAGCATACAATGATTCAGTCATCGGATTGATGATCAATCCGGTTTCAGCAGCCGTAGCAACGCCTAGTGGCGTCAGTGCAGTTGACGCACTGGAAGTGATCAATGACAACAATGGAGCATGTGCAGCCAATCTCATTGAGTTGACCGCATTGCAACAATGGGTCAATGATACCAAAGCTGCGGTTGCCGCTCAGAATCATCGAGACCACGTGAAATGAGATCACTCATCCTATTCACCATGGTGCTGTTGATCACTGGTTGCAAATGCCAGCCTCAACTTGTGCCCAACTATGTGTTTCCAGATCCACCAGCGACATTGATGGTCCCTGGCAAATCACTCAAGACAATACAGCCGCCCGCAGCCGGCACTCCGGTGACCAATGCCAAATCCAGTTGATAGTGATACAGCACGTCTGTATGAGGTTGAAAAGGACGTCAGCCTTCTCAAGAAAGACAGTGAGATACAGACCAAGATTCTCGACAAGCTGGACATCACTGTCGAGAACATCCATGACCTAGCGCAGTCAATGCATCGCATGGTCAGCATTCATGAAGAGCGCTTTCGCGTGCAGGACAAAGAGAATGCTCAGCTGGAAGCACAGATTGCACAGCGCCGTGAAGAATCAGCAGCTGAGGTCAAGGCATTGCAGAACAAGATTGATGACCTTGAGAACATCACGGTCAATCGCATGGAAGAGATCAAGAAGGATCTCGCATCCAATCGTGAACTGATTGTCAAGCTCACTCATGAGCCTGATTCAGCCAAACCCAAAACCACTGAAAGCAAGTCAGTTGATCTCATCAAGATGGTGGTAGAGAACTGGAAACCCATTGCATTTTCAGGTGCGTTTCTCATTGGATTGATCACTCATAAGTGGGAACTGTTTCGCAGCATTCTGGGATTCAAGGTCGACTGATAGCGTCTTTGAGTCAAGTCAGGTATGATAGCAGTCTATGTCATACTTCATCGATATCAAGTACCTGGGCTTCATCTCATCCCACCTTCGCAACTACAAACAGACTGGCGCATCCACTTGGCGATGTTCATGCCCTCTGTGTGGAGATTCCAAGACCAATGAGCTAGCCGCTCGCTGCTACATCTTTCGAGCCAATGAGGCACCTGATGGTCTAGCCATTCATTGTCACAACTGCGCGGCCAGCATTCGATTTCACACTCTGTTGAAGCTGATGGATCCAAGACGATACAAAGAGTACGTGATGGAGACCTTTGAGAAGCCACGTAACAGCATTGTGATTCAACAGCCGGAAGTCAAGACAGAATCCAACAAGCTGATTCGGCTGGATGATATCAAGCTGCCCAACATCAATCAGCTACCAGCTGCACATCATGCGGTGAAGTACATCAACCTGGGCCGCATGATCCCTCAGTTGTACTGGTCTGAGATCTTTTACACTGATGACTACAAGCAGTTCCTCGACAGCACCTGGCCGGATCATGGTAAAGACAATCTGCCGGCCAAAGATGCACGCCTCGTGTTGTTTTACACCAATCGCAACGCAGGCATCACCAATGTGTCAGGCCGCTCACTGAATCCTGACTCACACGCTCTGCGCTATCTGACAGTCAAGGTGAGCAACTTTCGCAAGGTGTATGGACTTCACAGGGTCGATCTGAATCAACCAATCTACGTGGTTGAAGGACAGTTTGATAGCATGTTTCTCAACAATGCTGTGGCGTCTGGCGATTCCAATCTGGCGGCCACTGCTGCCTGGATGCAAGACACCTATGACGTTCGACCTACACTGGTGTTTGATAAAGAGCCTCGCAATCGTCAGATCGTGAAACAAGTCGATGATGCCATCGATGCCGGATGGTCGGTCTGTTTGTTACCAGAGCACTTTCCAGGCAAAGACATCAATGAGGCCATCATGTCTGGTATGAGTGCAGGCATGATACACGCAGCCATTGATTTACACACCTATAGTGGGCTGAATGCCCGATTGCAGTTCACCAAATGGAGAAAATGTTGATGAGTCAGATTGATGTATTGAATGGTGGCTATGTGCGCCTGGTTGATTCCATGGGCGATGACCTGTCTATAGTGCGATCAGCCCGTGTTTCATATCAGGCTGATTGGCGGCCTCTCGAGGATGGTGAATTGGAGCCCAAAGACCACAAGCTCATCCGGTATCTGTTGACCAACAAACATACCAGTCCATTTGAGTCAGTGGTGTTCACGTTTGAGGTCAAGGCTCCGATCTTTGTCTTTAGACAGTGGCATCGCCATCGTACATGGTCATTCAATGAGGTCAGTGCCCGTTACACTGAACTAGACATGGGCTACTATGTCCCAGACGTGGATCAGATCACCACTCAATCCAAATCCAACAAGCAGATGCGGACTGATGTCAGGCACCCTGATGCCGAGAGCATGCGGTCTACCATTGATGTTATGTGCAAGTCTGCGTTTTACGAATACAAACACCTCATCGAGAGTGGTTGCCCAAGAGAACTGGCCAGAACAGTCTTACCGGTAGCTGCCTACTCCAAGATGTTTGCCACCATTGATCTGCACAATCTGCTGCATTTCATCACTTTGCGAAGCCATGCGCATGCTCAGTATGAGATCCGTGTATACAGTGATGCTATGTTGAAGCTCATTGAACCCATTGTGCCGATTGCTGTGTCAGTGTATAAGGAGCTCAACAAACATGTCTAGTTTGATGAAAATGGCCGAGGTGGCAAGGGCAAAGATCAGGGCTGCGGAAGCAGAGTTGCTGTCTATACAGGAAGCCTGTTCGCATCCTATTGAGACCAGAGACATCGAGAATCGCGCACATGATGGATATGCTGAGCCAACACAGTATACAGCACGTCATCGATGTGATGTTTGTGGTAAGATTTGGGTTGTTGATCAGTGACCTACGTCGTAAGACTCCAGACGGCTAAGTAGACCCACTCAACAATACCACGACAAGAAGGCCACTATGTCAACTGAACTTCCCACTATTCTCCAGCAATTCATCGCCGTCAGCCGCTATGCAAGATTCATGGATGATTTGGGACGCAGAGAGACATGGGAAGAGACTGTTTCAAGGTACATTGACTACTTTCGATCTCGCACCAATGCCAAGGGCATCCCCTGGGATGAACTCCAATCAGCCATGCTGAATCTGGAAGTGATGCCATCAATGCGCGCTATGATGAGCGCGGGCATGGCACTCGACAAAGACAACGTCGCCGGATACAACTGCTCATTCATTCCGATTGACCATCCGAGAGCGTTTGATGAGATCATGTACATTTTGATGTGCGGCACGGGAGTCGGATTCAGTGTTGAATCACGCTACACCAACAAGCTGCCTGAGATACCTGATGAGCTACATGACACAGAAACCACCATCGTGTTCAAAGACTCCAAGATGGGCTGGGCATCAGGCCTGCGTGAGTATGTATCACTGCTGTACAGTGGTAAGTGCGCCAAATGGGATGTCTCCAAGATTCGGCCTGCCGGCACTCGCCTGAAGACCTTCGGCGGTCGCGCCTCTGGTCCTGAACCACTGGTTGATCTGCTGGAGTTCATTCACAAGACATTCCACAAAGCCCAGGGTCGCAAGCTCAGCACTCTCGAGTGTCACGACATCGTGTGCAAGATTGCAGACATCGTGGTTTGCGGTGGCGTGCGCCGATCAGCCCTGATCTCATTGACTGATCTCAATGACGACAAGATGCGCAATGCGAAGTCTGGTCAATGGTGGCTCGAGAATCCTCAGCGAGCATTGGCCAACATCAGTGCCGTGTATGAAGACAAGCCGGATATGCAGACATTCATTGCCGAGTGGCAGGCACTGCACGCATCACGCTCTGGTGAACGGGGTGTCTTCAGTCGCAAAGCCAGCCAAAAGCAGGCATCCAAGTATGGCCGTCGCAGCCCTGAGATTGACTACAGCACCAATCCTTGCAGTGAGATCATTCTGCGCCCGTATCAGTTCTGCAATCTGAGTGAAGTGGTGGTGCGAGCCAATGATACGCCAACGAGCTTGGCTCGTAAGGTGCGATTGGCGACCATCCTGGGCACCCTACAGTCAACACTGACTGACTTCCGATACATCAACAAGAAGTGGCGCAAGAACACTGAAGAAGAGCGCCTGTTGGGTGTGAGTATGACAGGCATTATGGACAGCAGCCTGTTGAATCATTTGCAACCTGGACTAGCCGGCATGCTAGCCAATCTGCGTCAGACAGCAGTGGATACCAACATTGAGTTCGCTGGTCTACTCGGCATACAACCCAGTGCAGCAATCACCTGTGTCAAACCCTCAGGCACAGTGTCAGTGCTGACTGATTCAGCCAGTGGTATACATCCACGATACGCTGAACACTACATTCGCCGCGTGCGTCTGGACAAGAAGGATCCATTGGGTCAGTTCATGATTGCCAATGGTTATCAGGCTGAGGAGGATTTTTACGGCAAGACCAACTGGGTGTTCAGCTTTCCGATCAAGGCACCGGAAGGGGCGCTCCTGGTCAAAGACATGACTGCCATTCAGCAGCTGGAGCACTGGAAGGTGTTTCAGGATCACTGGTGTGAGCACAAACCATCAATCACGGTCTACGTGGGTGATGATGAATGGCTGCACGTCGCGGCCTGGGTATATGATCACATCGATGACATCAGTGGAGTGAGCTTTTTGCCCAGAGATACAGGCAGTTACCGCCAGGCTCCGTTTGAAGCAATTGACGAGACTAGATACAAGGAGCTCTTAGCCAGCCAAAACGTCAACATTGACTGGACTCAGTTTCATGAAGAGCAAGACAACACCACATCAACCCAAACTCTCAGCTGCTCCAGTGGGGCCTGTGAGATCATCTGAGGATCAGCAATGCCCACAACACCTAAAGCCAGCAATGACACCAAAGAGACAAAGCGCATTGTCTGCGAATCTTGTGACAGTGAGTTCACGCTGAGCTACATTCCAAATCTGACCAATGGCCTTCCGGCTCATTGTCCATTCTGTGGTGACACGCTAGCCGATGATGAAGAACATGAATCCTATCTGGACCCTGACGATGAGGAAGCTGACGAGGATTACTGATGCTGATTGCATTCGACTACAGCATGAGTTGTCCGGCAATGACCATCAGTTATCGGCCTGACTGGCAACACAGTGAATGCTATTGGCTCACTGATGTCAAGAAGTATCAGATGGTGAAATTCATTGACGGAGCAGTGCTGAATGGATGTGAGCATTTCGACTACAAGACTCAAGAAGAGCGCTTTGACAACATCAGCCAGCATTTCATCATGATACTGGAAGCTCAACAGATACCAGCCAACACTCTGGTGTACATTGAAGACTACTCAATGGGCTCAAAGGGTCGAGTGTTTCACATCGCTGAATGCACAGGGTTGATGAAGTACAAGCTGTGGCGTCGTGGTCATGATATCGTCTGCGTCGCGCCTACCGTGATCAAGAAGCATGCTACGGGCAAGGGGACGGCAACCAAAGAAGCGATGTACGCTGCTTTCGTCAAACAGACAGGCATATCACTGGCCACTGTAATGGAAGCCAATAGCGCCAAGATAGGCTCTCCGATAGCGGACATTGTTGACTCATGGTTTCTGGCTCAACTCGGTCACACCTTAACTCCTAGGGTCAAAGCCGGTATGATTGAGACTCAGATTCACACTTTACCCAACATCACCAATGAGGC